TTACATCCCTAACGATGGTAGTGACTTAATGACTTTATCTACCGCACGTTTTGTTTCGGCACGGAGGTACGAGTCTTGGCGTAATGCGTCAGGCGTAATGCCTCGTAAGGTATCCTCTAAGTCAAGGCGCATAGCTTCCATCTGGCTATCTTTTGTCACATTACACACACTGAGTAGTTCTACTATGTCAGTCACGTTGTCCACTAAAGTATCACGGAAGATTTTCTTCTTATCGTCACCGCTGTAGTCCAGACGTTCGGACATACTAGACAATACTTTGTACGTACGTTGCCATAGATCGTCCATTGCAGAGACCAGTTGCGTGTTGTAGTACTCACTGTAGTGGTCTTTGAGTATCTGTTTCTGCTCATTACCCACATCTACGCGGAAGTCCCCTGCATCGGGTAGGGGTATATAGGATATCTTGAATGAGAATTTGGCACGTACTACATCTATAGGTGGGTAGTCACTAGGGTCAAACAAGTTACCTAGTCTGGCGTGCGCCCTACTCACATGAAAAGGATAGGCGGCATCGAATCGGTCGCGCAAACTATAGAACATGTTTTGTTTGCCAGTGATAAGGGGATGGTACTTGAAGTACGCATCGGTGGTAAGTAGTCTTGGCCCTGAATCACTCCAAGGTAAGGTCATACTTGCGTGGCTGGTACGTGTGTTGTTTGTGAACTTGTGTATGCTCACTAACTCATCACAACCTAGTAGTAGGTTCTTGTTGACTACAGCCGCGCCTTTTCTGGCGAAGTTTTGGTCGGTCACCTCAGTTGATGCGTGCTTGTCCTTCTTCCTGAACATGGGCATACGTATATTCAGGTCTACTAGCATAGCGCTCGACCCGATGGATGGTGTGTCTACTTGTGGTGCTACGTTTACATTTGTCATGGTACTTCCCCTAGTAAAATATCTGATATGCTATGAAACCTAGTGCAACAACGCACGCGGCTATAGCGGTTAGTGTTACGAATACGTCACGTAGTGCTAACGCATTAAGGTGTGCACGCCTCTCATACTCGTGCTTGTTTCGGCATTGCTTGCCGTAATCTCTCATGCTACTCATCACTCACCTCCCTTACTTTCATTTTATTAAATCGGTCGATTGAGTTTTGGCAGTACCCTTTATAGTAAGCGAACTCAACTATTCTAAGTAAGGCGTCAGATAGCCCGATACCTTCTTCGTTTTCGCGCATCGAGTCGCACCTTAGTAGTACTTCTTTGATGTCCATCACTCACCTCCTATCATTAGCTTGAGCATAAAGCCCCACACAAATAGGTTAACAATAACTAAGATTACAATACTCATAGCTTTCTCCCTTGCGTTGCTTGCCAGTACTTCTTGAGGTCGGCATCTATATCTTGTACGAACATGGTGTGTTCATCGCGCAAGTCGTCATACCCATATGGGACTGTCTCTTTCTCTGCGGCTATCTCGCGTGCGCAGGATGCAACGTGGTCTTTCCATTCGCTTGTCATGTCTTTATTCCTTATAGTGGTTTGTACATATCACGATATGTACTTTTGTGGTGACACGTTATTGTGTAACCATAGTGACGTGTGATCCCCAATCACTCTATCTATTATACACTGTCTTGTAGTTTATGTCAAGTCGTGGTTAAACGTGTCAGGGAGTGTGTAGAAGTGTATTGTAGTGTAATGTTACATATTGTTACGTAGTAGGTATGTGTAAGCCCTTGATATATATACAATGTTACAAAGTTGCGTTTTATATCAGAAAATGAGGTGCTCGATCACCCTCGAACGAATCTGTCACAATCTAGTATTCTCTACGGAGGGTATATATATATTTGAAAATGTAACATTATAAGTAAGTATTAATAAATACTAATAGATAGATACGTTTAGATACTTTGTCACTGTTAACATCAGGTAGCCTTGCCTACTACTTGCCACAGATTACAACGATTTGATAATGTGACATTTTGACCCTTAATTTTGTCACATTAGGGTAACATTAGGCCCTAAAAGGTAACATTGTATATATATCAATGACTTACAATGTAACATTGTACATATCGCGATATGTGGTCGAGGCTCAATGCAGGAGGGGAACTGATCTCAAACTCAGGCGTGATGCTCAATGCAGGAGGGGAACTGGTGTCAAATCGCAGGCCAAAAAAAAGCCTCTCAATTAAGAGAGGCCATGATTGATTTAAAGATGTTAGGCTGATTGCCTAGTCGTCGCTCTTGTATAGATCTGTTACGTAACAGGTCACGTCTTACTATGTCGATGTCATAGTCTAAACTTATACCGATATCACCTGAGCGTTGAATTGTATCCAGTGCATCTATTGCCCTGTCTATATTAGCTATCATCGTTGAAGGTTTCATATGTTACTCCAGTAGCGGGCCATCCTTGGCCCTGATTGGTTAGTGCTTGCCATGATTGGAAATAGGAACATTGACAAGTAGTGCTAGTACTTTAACTAACAGTGGATTAGCCTTACTACTAATATCCTCTGACATGTTAGCAGTGAGGTACTTGTTGAGATCCTCTACTCTCTTGCGAGCCTTTAGCATCAACTCCTTCTCATCTACTACCACCGCCGCTTCACCACTAGGTGTATGTGGTGCTCTCTTTTTGTTACCAGTCTGGGTAAGTCCAGCTCGCTTGTTAATCAACCTACCGCGAGTAGTGCCCATGTAACTATATACATCGGACAATAACTTTTTGCCTCGCTTCCAGTCTGCACCAGTGTGGTTATCTTTATTGGCCTTATCCTTACACTGAGTAACTAACTCTCGATCATCATCAGGTAAGCTATCAATCATAGCTTGCACCGAGTCCCTATAGAATGCCGCATCAGTATTGCGTTGGTCATTCTTGATCTTACCCTCTGGTAGATTAGGGCTGATGAAGTGAGTGTCGGGAAGCTTTAACATGTCAGCCATATGTATCAGCTCATTGACTGAGCCTGCGACTGTAACCTCTTGCGAGAATGTATTAGCTAATAACTTTTGAAACTCTTGCACTTGCTTTGTAGATGTTGTCATTTTGAATTGCCTATAAAATGCGCAGTAATAGCACCGCGTAAACTACAAGGCCTTGTTGCGCCTTGATAGATACAACATAACAAACCACCGTGTGATTGCAATAGATAGGACAGCATCAGAACCAATAAACCCACACTAAAACCCACAAATACACATATCGCGATAGGTACTACCCCCCATAGGGCCGCTCAGGCCAGAAAATTATACTGGGTCTATATATTACTAATTCACTCAAATAAATTGTATTTTTCTGAGTTCGGTATTTTTATCTTCTATTTGAGGCCGTACCCCCCTTGTTTTATAAAACCCTTGTCTAAAATTTTTTTTTCTGGTATATAGTGTTCTTCGGTTAATAACCTGCAAACATAAATGACTTTAATATTAGAACCAGAGATAGGCGTACCCCTTTCCGACAAAGTTTTACGTGTCGATTTAAAAGACCGCGTAAAATCAGCGGCTAATACCTCTTTAGAATTGGCAGAGCATGACTTAGATATAGAACCGACCATGAGTGATAAGGATGTGGCTGCTAAATTAGCTATCGCCTACGCTGATGATCCTGAAACAACCTCTAAGAAAGTGACTAACGTCCGCGCAGCTACGCTAACCCCCGCTTCACTAGTGTTAACTAACAACATTTTGCAAGAGTTTGGGCAGTCTGTAGTCCAAAGCGCCCTCCAAGTTAGGTATCTAGTTACTAACAAACTTCTACTAGAGACAGAAAACCCCGATGCAAGGGTAAGAATCCGTGCGTTAGAGCTGCTAGGAAAGGTGTCGGACGTAGGATTGTTCTCTGAGAAGTCTGAGGTGACCATAACACACCAGTCAACAGACGATTTAAAGGCAAAACTACGTCAAAAACTAGAAAAGTTAGTAAATCCTGTAGAAGATATCGAAGATGCCGTTATTATCGACAACCAACCTATTGATGTAGACGCTGAACTAGGCGTTGAAGGGCTAGATGAAGAAGAATATGATGACTGAGGCCGTTCCCGACTTCTCGGAAGAGGACATTCAGCAGATGCTGGACAACATAGACTCTTTTTCCCAAGACGAAGTAGTTGAGATAGACCGTTTAGTAGATGAAATAGCCGTCCGTAAGCAAAACACCCTAGCTTATGACGATCTTATAGAGTTTTGTAAGCGCATGATGCCTGAGTTTCTAGTGGGTAAGCACCACAGGATACTGGCAAACATGTTAATGTCCATTGAAGTTGGGGATAAAGATAGAGTTTGTGTAAACATCCCACCACGTCATGGAAAGTCGCAATTAGTGTCTATATTTTTTCCCGCTTGGTATTTAGGCCGTAATCCCAACAAAAAAGTAATGATGGTGTCGCATACCACCGACTTAGCGGTAGATTTCGGGCGTAAAGTGCGTAACCTTATCGCTACTTCTGACTATAGATCTATATTTCCTACTGTAAAGCTAGCGGTTGACTCTAAATCAGCAGGTCGATGGAATACTAGCGTGGGTGGAGAGTATTATGCTTGTGGTGTAGGTTCAGCACTAGCAGGACGTGGTGCAGACTTACTACTTATTGATGATCCTCACTCTGAGCAGGACGTTATTAGTGGTAACTTCTCAATATTTGAGAAAGCATACGAGTGGTACACATTTGGTGCTCGTACACGACTAATGCCCGGAGGTAAGGTAGCAATAATACAAACACGTTGGCACATGGACGACCTAACAGGGCGTGTTGTGAAGGACATGGCGCAGAATGAGAGGTCTGACCAGTTTGAAGTTATCGAATTCCCTGCCATACTAGAAATAGAAGACAAAAAAACTGGGAAGTCAGTAGAAAAACCTTTATGGCCTGAGTTTTTTGATCTAGAGGCGTTAAAACGCACTAAAGCATCAATGCCTACGTTCCAATGGAACGCCCAATACCAGCAACAACCCACTGCCGAAGAAGCCGCCCTAGTAAAAAGAGAGTGGTGGAATATATGGGAAGGGGAAAACCCACCGTCGTGTGAGTATGTCATAATGTCATTAGATGCTGCGGCAGAGAAACACAACCGCGCTGACTACACAGCACTAACTACGTGGGGGGTGTTTCTTAATGAAGAGACTTCTGCGTATAATATAATATTGCTAAACAGTATAAAACAGCGTATGGAGTTCCATGAGCTGAAAGAAATGGCTATGCAAGAGTACACAGATTGGGAACCTGACTCCTTTATAGTAGAGAAAAAGAGTTCAGGTGTAGCGTTATACCAAGAAATGCGACGAATGGGTCTACCTGTGTCCGAATATACACCTCATAGAGGGTCAGGAGATAAACTTGCACGTTTAAACTCCGTATCTGATATTGTGCAGTCTAGGTTATGTTGGGTTCCACCTTCTAGGTGGGCCGAAGAAGTAGTAGAAGAAATAGCGGGATTCCCGTTTATGAGCCACGATGACTTAGTGGATTCTACTGTAATGGCATTAATGCGGTTCCGACAAGGTGGCTTTATACGCCTACCTTCTGATGAACCAGAAGAACAACAATATTTCAAGCGGCGTAGTAGCGGCTACTACTAAGAGGTTAAATCATGGCGATTGAGAAAGGCATATACGCTGCCCCCAAGGGCATAGAAGAAGAGGCAGTGGAAGGGGAACTAGTCGATCAGGCACTAGAGATTGAGATAGTTGACCCTGAAATGGTAACTATGTCCGATGGTAGCGTAGAAATTACCATAATTCCCGGAAACGAGTCGTTAAGCGGTAGTTTTGACAGTAATATTGCCGAGGAGTTAGAAGAAGATTTGTTAGGAGTACTTGCTGACGAGTTAGCAGGATTAATTTCTTCTGACGTAGATAGCCGTAAGGAGTGGACAGATACTTACGTTAAGGGTCTAGACTTAGTTGGGTTTAAGTACGAAGAGAGAACTCAGCCTTGGGAAGGCGCTTGTGGTGTTAATTCTACTGTTTTATCTGAAGCAGTAATAAGATTTCAAGCAGAGACAATGAGTGAAACATTCCCTGCTGCTGGGCCAGTACGAGTAAAAATACTAGGTCAAGAGACTAAAGAGAAAGAAGAAGCAGCGGAACGTGTAAAAGCCGACATGAACTACGAGCTGACCGAGAACATGGTCGAGTATCGTCCTGAGCACGAGCGTATGCTATATAGCCTAGGACTCGCAGGATCAGCGTTTAAGAAGGTTTATTTTGATCCTAACTTGGGTAGACAAGTAGCGATATACGTCCCAGCAGAAGACGTTATCGTGCCTTACGGAGCGTCTAACATTGAAGCTGCCGAGCGCGTTACTCATGTTATGCGCAAAACCAAAAACGACATGCGCAAGCTGCAACTTAGCGGATTCTACCGCGATGTTGATTTAGGAGACCCAGAGTCTTTTCATACTGATATTGAAGAAGCTAAAGCCAAAGATGGTGGATTTTCTTTAACAGACGATGATCGTTATTCTTTATATGAAATTCACGCAACTTTAGCAATCGAAGGGTTAGATGACGAAGATGATGTAGCAAAACCTTATATTGTTACTATGGAGCGTGGATCTGGTGAAATACTAGCCATTCGCCGTAACTGGGATGAAGATGACGAATTGATGCTTAAACGGCAGCATTTCGTACACTACGTGTATATTCCCGGATTTGGCTTCTACGGCCTTGGACTGATCCACATCATTGGCGGTTACGCTAGAGCGGGAACATCCATCA